ATGCAGAAGCAAGCCAAGCAGTAACAGATTTGATTGTGGGTCGTAGCTACACAGTTCTCATCCAAACGAGTGGTGCTACTCTCACAGCGGAGATAGGCACAAGCTCTGGTGGTTCGCAGACTTCTTCTTCGACTCTGACTATTTCCAGTGGAAATGAAATACTATTATCACAACTGAGCTTCACTGCTACAGCGGTTACACACTATGTTAGCTTTACAGAAGCCGCAGGAGAAGCCGCATTTGTTAAGTTTGTAGAACTTAGTGAGGACGTAACTCCTGTGCCTTTGCGGTACCTGTCTTTCGAAGAGTACACCGAAAGATTTCGGGAGAGAGACACGCGGCTCACCACAGATAAATTTGCAGACCCAGAATACGTGTACACGACATACAACAACGAGTTGGGCCTGACTCCTATTCCAAAAGACAGTAACCGCACTTTGAAGTTTGACTACTATGTATCCAATACGGACTTAACTGCGGCTACAGACACGACTATTATACCCACGCGCTTTGAACCTGTTATTAACTCTCGCGCCAAGTACTATACTCACATGTTTCGCTCTGATGTCCAGACAGCACAGTTCTCTTTAAAAGAGTATCAGGACGGATTGAAGCGTATGCGTATTGAGCTATTAAACAGAAAAGACTACATGAGAGCAGTTTAAGTATGCCTGACTTACAACTACAAGGAGTACAGCCCCTGTCCTTCAACTGTGAGGGTGGTCTTGTTCTAAACAAGTCTACCTTTATTATGCAGCCCGGACAAGCCCTTGAGTTACGTAACTTTGAGCCTGACGTAGGTGGCGGCTATAAACGTATTAGTGGTTTTAGACCCTTTGTAAATGCCGTCGTTCCAGAAACTAACGTATCTACTGAAGCTGTTCTTATGTCAACAATCTTTGACAATAAGGTTCTAGCAGCACGAGGCGATAAGATATTTAGTTCTGCGTCTAGTGAACTAACCCAGAAGATAGCAGCTAACACTGCCATGACTGGTTCAGGAACATTGAACGTGGATTCCACGACTGGATTCAGTTCTAGCGGAACAGTACAAATAAACTCGGAGTTGTTCACATACACAGGAGTAACGGCGTTCACCCTCACAGGTGTTACTCGTGCAACAAGCAGTACAACTGCAGCCGCACACGCAGTTGACGATGTAGCGTCGGAGTCATGGACAACCAGAGACACAGGCCGCACTAATGCAGCTAAGTATAACTTCGAGCGTTATAACTTCGATGGTAACGAAAAGATTATCGTTGTAGACCAGACCAATGCTCCAACCATATTTAACACATCACTAGCAGCAACCGATGTTAGCGCAAGCGCAGTTGCTGGCGCAAAGCACGTAGTAGCTTTTAAGAATCACATGTTCTACTCTGGCATGTCGTCTACACCCCAAGAAATGGTATTCAGTGAGCCGTTCGACGAGGACGGTTTTACCGCTAGTGATGGTGCAGGAAGTATTAAGGTCGATGACACAATCGTTGGTCTCAAGGTCTTTCGTGATAACTTGTTTATCTTCTGTGAAAACAGGATATTTAAACTGGGCGGCAGTGATTTAGACGACTTTGCTATCGTTCCTGTCACTCGTAACATCGGGTGTGTCAACGGGTTTACCATTCAGGAATTTGCAGGTGACCTTATCTTCCTCGGCCCTGACGGATTACGCACAGTTGCTGGTACTGCCAGAATTGGTGACGTGGAACTGGGAACTATAAGCGCAAACGTACAAGAGTTGTTTCGTGAACAATTGTCTAACTCGGGTAGCTTTGACTCGCTTGTTATTCCCGATAAGACCCAGTACCGTATATTCTTTTCAAAAGACAGTGCAGCAGACATAGCAACACACGGCGTTATCTGTGTTATGAAGGGTCAATCGTTTGAGTTTGCAGAGACACAAGGCATACGACCGTCTTCTACAGACACTATTGTAGAATCAGGAAACGTGATTGCCATACACGGCGGTTTTGATGGGTATATCTACCGACAAGAAAGAGGCAACACTTTCAACGGAACTTTAATCAACGCAAAATACAGAAGTCCTGACATTACATTTGGAGACCCCGGAGTTCGCAAGCATATGCAACGTGTGAACGTCAACTACGCACCGGAGTCTACCATCGACGCAGACTTATTTGTTAGATACGATTACGAATCGAATACGTCTACCAGACCCGCAGCGTACCCACTGGACAGTACAAATGTTGCAGGTCTATACGGCTCATCAGTATACGGAAGCTCTGTATATGGGGGTCCATCTCAACCCATTGTTAGAAAAGCAGTAGAAGGGTCGGGTTTCGCAGTAGCCTTGAGAGTAGAAGACGGGGCAAACGCTACCGCGCCCTACACTCTAAAAGGGTTTCAATTAGAATATCAGGTAGGGGCTAGAAGGTAAATGGGCGCAACATACACAAGACAATCTACGTACGCTGACGGTGATACAATCAATGCCGCAGATAGTAACGATGAATTTGACCAACTACTAGCAGCCTTTGCCAGTAGCACAGGACATACACACGACGGAACAGCGGGTGAAGGGGGTCCGATATCCTCTCTCATCAGTAACACCATCACTTTTGGCACGGGTGCTGACACCGACGTAGCAGTGACATTCGATGGTAACACAAGCGACGGTGTTCTGACATGGATGGAAGATGAGGACTACTTTCAGTTTTCTGATGACATACTCATGTCCACAACAGAAAAGCTACAGTTTCGTGATACAGCGATATACATCAACTCCAGTGCCGACGGTCAACTAGACCTCGTTGCTGACACAGAGATACAGATTGCAGCCACAACCATAGATGTGAATGGCAACCTAGATGTGAGCGGCACCGTCGTGGGAGCCTCAACAATCTCTGCAGGTACGGCGTTTGTTCCTGACGCATCAGATGGGGCTGCTCTGGGAACCACATCTCTAGAGTTCAGTGACTTGTTTCTTGCTGATGCAGCAGTAATCAATCTGGGTGCAGACCAAGATGTGACTCTCACTCACGTTGCAGATACAGGTGTGCTTCTCAATGCTGCAAGTGTAATTCAGTTTCGGGATTCTGCCATCAACATCGGGTCACCCACAGACGGCGACCTAGACATAAATGCTGATGATGAGATTGAACTCAACTCTACTCTCATCGACATAAACGGCAACGTAGACATATCAGGCACCTCAACCCTAACAGGGGATGTAACTCTGGGCGGCAAGTTGATAATGCCAACTGTCACCTCAGGACACATACTTGTTGCAGACGGAACCAGCTTTGAAGAAAAAGCAGTTGGCGACTTGGCTGAGATATCTACGGTAGCAAACGACGACGTATTCCTCGCTGTAGACACATCAGGGGGTGGATTAAAGAAGATAACAAGAAGTGCAGTCGTCGCAGGACTTGCCACATCGGGTGCTATATCAAACGTATCAGAGGATAGTACTCCTCAGTTAGGTGGCAACCTCGACATGAATGGCGCGGATATCGTCACAACATCCAATGCCACAATCGACTTGGCTCCCGACGGAACAGGCACGGTGGTTGTACGAGGAAACACCAACTCAGGAAGAATAGTATTTAACTGTGAAAGTAATAGTCACGGTCAAACAGTAGCATCGCAACCACATAGTGCAACCGTAACAAACACTATGTTGCTTCCAGCAGGTGCTGACTCAACCCTAGTGTCTCTCGTATCAACAGATACCCTGACAAACAAGACACTTACCAGCCCCGTAATCAACACAGGTACTTTTGGTACATCTATTTTGCCTGTGAGTGCAGATGGTACTACTTTGGGTTCTGCATCGAAAGAGTTCTCGGACTTATTCCTTGCTGATGCTGGTACTATACAGTTTGGTAACGACCAAGACGTAACCCTAACTCACGTTGCCGATACGGGTGTACTGCTCAATGCAGCAAGTGTAGTTCAGTTCCGCGACTCCGCTATCAACATTGGCTCACCTGCTGATGGTGACTTAGACATCAACGCAGATGATGAAATTGAATTAAACTCCACCTTGATTGATATCAACGGCAATGTAGAAATCAGTGGTACACTCGCACAAGTAGGCGTTGCAACCTTTACTGCTAGGGATGTTCACAGCGGTGGCATAACGATTGCAAATGCTGGACAGATAGGTTCTGTAGGAGATGCGGATGCTATTGCAATAGCAAGTGACGGACAAGTCACACTTACGCAGCAACTAAACGGTACTGCCGCTGACTTCAGTGGCGACGTAGGAGGTGCAAATTTCCAACCGGATGGAGATACAGCCGCAGGTGACAATGCTGCAATAGGCTACACTGCCGCAGAAGGTCTTATCCTTACGGGCCAAGGCTCTACTTCGGACGTGACTATTAAGAATGATGCTGACGCAGATGTGTTGAGTATTGCCACAGGCACTACTGTTTTGACAATCGAAGATGATGTGACGGTTAAAGGGCGGGCTATAGGCATTCAAGACGCCGCCATAAGTACGAGTGGTGATAGTGGTACGACCACTATGAATTTAGCTGACCATAACAACTTTAGTATAAGCGTGGGGCATACCACCACTCTTACTTTTAGCAATCAAACAACAGGTCAGTCCGGTAACATCTTTCTAAATAAAACAAGTGCTAGTGCGGTCAGCCTTAATGCTATCGTAGGTATGAACGCCGCGGCTTTAACCGCTATAGGCACGGCTGGGGTGTATCACTTAACCTACTATGTAAAAGCAGACAGCGGGGATAATAGTATACTTGTGTCTGTTTCAGGAGCTTTAACTTAATGAGTATAGTTGGTTCAACAGGTTCTGGTCTTGGTGGTGTTGGCGATGTCGGTGGTGCGCTAGGCTCGTTCTATTCGCACACGATAAACCAGTCTTTGCGTTTTGAAGATGGTGATAGCGCACATCTTAGCAGAAACCCAGATGCAAATAGTTCAAACGGCAGAAACTTAAACACTACATCATTCTGGGTGAAGCGTGGAAATCTAGGCAGTACGCAAATGATGTATGCTGTAGGAAGTTCGTTTCCCAGTAACCACAATGACTCGTCTGTTATTCAATTTCTGTCTGATGACACGCTAAGATACAGAACTGAAGCCGCTGGCAGTGCTACATCACAGTTAGATACCACTAGGGTTTTCAGAGATGTCAGCAGTTGGTATCACATCCATTTAATCTTTGACCGTGATAATTCAACAGAGACTGACCGTCTTAGGTTGTACATCAACGGCGTAAGAGAAACTGTTTTTGATAGTGCAGATTATCCTACTACTTCGGAAAACAGCCATTTTACTAACAACAAAATAACTTACATTGGCAGAAGCACAACGAATTACTTTGACGGTTATATAGCTGAATTTGTGTCGATAGATTCTGCGGCTGTGAGTCATGATAGTTTTGGAGAGCTAAAGGACGGTATATGGATTCCGAAGGATATTAGTAGCGGTTTGACCTACGGCGATAATGGCTTTCACCTCACGTTTGAAGCTACAGGAACTGCAACAACAGACCAAGACACAACGGCTCAAACTAATATTGGAGATGACCAGTCCGGTCTTGGCAATAACTTTGCTGTCTCCACCCTTGTTGCCTCAGATGTGGTGCCAGACAGCCCGACAAATAATTTTGCTACTATGAATCCAATACACAAAGGAAGCGGAACAACAGGCAGTATAACATATAGCGAAGGCAATCTAGCAAGTTCGTTTGCTGGCAACCACACCACTATGCAACACGCCGCAACAATGGCTTTACCTACAACTGGTAAGTGGTACTGGGAGCAGACCTTCACAGGCGCACTTACAAATGGTTCTAGAGCCGCAATATGTGGTATTTGGAACGACGATGCACAAGATTTAGGAAGTAACAATAGGCTTACTGTAACGTCCGATGCTGTTACTTTTTATTCCGATGATAATAAAATTTATTCTAGTGCCGATGGGTCTATTGGAAATGTTAGTTATACATCTTCCATTGCAGAGCAGACTGGTGCTGTTGTTAGTTTCGCTGTAGACATGGACAACACTTGGGTATGGGTTGCTGTAAA